ATGCTGGAGCAACCACCGCACAAGTTTCTTGGAGATCCAGCACTTGCTCCACCTGCCAATATCATGTTACAACAAGCAGTAGAACCAACTTGGCCTTCAGTAAATTGCATCACATAGCAATATCCACAAACTGACCCAGCAACAAAACACTTACAACTACCGCAATAGTGACTGTATGATCCGCCGCAATAGTTACAAGTCCACCCTGAACATCCGCCACGACTGTTCCAGTCGCCTCCTGAAGCTGCTCCTGGAGTCATTCCGGCAGCACCACCTGCTGTATGCACTGCTACGCTGTTGCAAGCCACGGTACTATCTTGTTCTTGTCGACCTACCACTATAGTAAATGCAGTGCTGCCAGCTGTGACTGCATGACACTTGTCGCTATATGCACCGCCTGCACCTGCCGCACTGTTACATACTGTGCCGTCAAAGTTTACACTTCCGCACTTGGGTTTGCCGCCACCGCCAACAATCACTGTTCTTGCACAGATAGCACCAGTAGGCACCGTAAATGTGTACGTGCCTGGTCTATCGTATACTACTTTATATTGCCAACATTGTTTACCGTTATAAGAAACTTTTGCACCCGGAACTACGGGAGCTGTTTTTTCAGCAATACTTGTTGTTATTGTAATTGGTACAAAACGTCCCATTGTATCACTCCTTATGTTGTGCTAGTTTCAATTCCGTATGCCACTGCATTAACTCCGGTAGTACTTGAAGATACTGCTAACAATTGTCCCGCAGATAATACCAAACCAGTTCGTTCTAGCACAGAATTAGCTGGAATAGTTATTCCATATTCAATCCATTCTGCTAAACCTGGACTAGCCGAAGTAGCAATTGCTACTCTTGCTGTTACCGGTGATGCAGTTCTATTAACTACTGAAACGTTAACTACTGCAAAATACCCTGTTGGGCAAGTGTACACAGTTTGCGTGGTACCAATTGTACCTGCTAAATCTGCTGTTCCTAATCTTCCTGTTGCTGCTGGCATGTTAAATCTCCGTTTATCTTAGTAAGAAGTAGTTTAATGCTAAGGGACTACCATCTATTCCCTGTGTGAAGTTAGCTTTACTCTTTATATTTATCTGAGTACCGGCAGTATTAGTTATAGTACTTCCAGTAATTTGAATAGTTCCTGCTACTAGCGTATTTACATTAACTGTACTTGATCCGCCGCCAATTTGGCCAGCAATGTAAGTTCTAATGGCACGTTGAGTTGGCACAATACTATCACTATTAGCTGTAAATGTGCCGTCTGTTGAGAACGCATTGATACTGGTATTTGAGCTTCCTAAGCTAACTGCACCCAATTGTAGTGTTTGTAAACCGCTCAAGTTAAACGCATTGGCATTCAATGTGGCAATACCAGTACTTTGTTGTACAGTAAACAATCCACCCACGTTGAAGTTACCATCTTGGTCAGTACTTGTGTAGAATACTCGTCCTCCGCCATTCTCCACCGTCATATTTGCCGGAATGGCCGGATTAGTAATATTTGGATAGTTAGTGGCCGCAATATTTCCAGTACCGATACTCAAGAAATCATGTCCAGTCAAACGAACTTGACTGTACTGTATACGCATTTCAATTGCCACGCCGTGTACTGGTGCAAGCGGTATTGACATGTTAGGACTAATTTGCAATACACAACTATAGTTACCTGCAGAACCTGTTAAACTACTCACAACAACAAGTTTATAGTAAGTGGTATTTCCTGCAAACAATACGTTTGATCCTGCGGTTGGAACAGCTGACATATTATTAACAACCATGTACTGACTGTTTTGATAAATGTCAGAATAACCAGTGCCTGTCACAAGAGTTGTAGCAGTTGTATATCCAGTGCCGCGATTACTAAATGTTGGATTACCCAATGCACCAATTCCGGTTCTCACAGTGTAAGTTGCGGCTGATGTGGCATTTGGATCTCCAAGCGTGATTGTTGGAGGAGTTGTATAACCTGAACCTGGTTCATAGATTCTAAAACTTGCCAACTGTCCTGATGCCACAACTGCACGGGCTTGTGCTTGTGTAAAGTTTGGAATACTCAATGCACTGGTTCCGCCCGTTGCAATCACTGCCCATATAGGAGCACCAGATGTAATAGTAATACTACCTGTTCCAGTAGCATGATTAGTTCCCACAGTCCAAGTACTACTTGAACTGAATTGCGATCCTGTCAAGTTACCTGTGATAGTCGTACCTGCAATAATTCCAATACCGTTTAGTACTGCACCGGATACAATACCGCTACCTGTAGGAGTACTTGTGACAGTTAAAGTTGTTCCTGAAATACTTCCAGTAAAACTAGTATTAGTATTACCAAATGTTAATGCATTCCATGCACTGTTAGTAATAGCTCTGCTGGTCCAGTTGATACCGTCTGGACTACTTGCGGCTGCACCTAATCCAGTTGCACTGGTCCATGCACCGCCACTGTTGCCAGTTACAGCAAAGATTGGGCTCAAAGTTGAACTTGTGCTGACTGTGATCTGATTAGTAGCACTATTAATAGTAGCAACATAGTACGTTGACGCACTGGTCAACCCGCCTAGGTATGAACCAGCTGTTGCAGATAGTGATCCAGTTGCACCATTAGTTACTGCTTGGTTAGCACCACCAAAACTAGTGCTTACACCAATTGCAGTTGCACTTGGAACTTCTGTAATATAGTAAGTACCGTCAACAACTAGTGTTATTCCAGTTGGGGTACCTGCTGTAGTTACCACACCCGCACCGTCTTTGGTAGTTGATAGTGTGAATGCAGTTGTTCCGTTTGTTCCAATGATATAATACACAGTGCCAGTTGTGTAACCTGTAATAGTCACACCACCCAGTGTACCTGTAATAGTTACTTTTTGTCCAATTACAAGAACTGCCGCTGTACATGCAAACTGTCCAGCAATACCTGTTGTAGTAACGCTTGCCAATGTTTGTGTACTTGGAGCAATACCGCTGAAGCTAGTGCCAGTAAATGCAATTGATTCTCCCACTGCCATACCAGCTGAGCTTGTCACAGTTAACAAATTATTAGTACCAGTAATTTGTGTTGCTGTGGTAGTTTGTGTACCGCTTAATGTGTAGCTTAAACCACTAATTGCAATAGTACCGGTAGAACTGATAGGTGTACTTATTGTATATGTTCCTGCACCGCCGGTGCCTGATCCAAATGCTGTGATATAACCAATCAAGTTATTTCCAACAATTGAACTGTTTTGGTAAGAAACACTATTCAAGTTATAAGTTAAACCAGTTGGCGTACCTGTTGTAGTTACAACACCAACACCGTTTGAAGTTGTTGACAATGTAAATGTTGTTGTACCGTTAGTGGCAATGATATAATACACTGCACCAGTTGCATAGCCTGTAAGAGTTATACCACCCAGTGTTCCTGTAATTCCAACGGTTTGTCCAACTGCTAATGTAGTGGCAGCACATGTGAATTGGCCGCCTGTTCCTACTGCTACTACAGAACTAAGAGTTGGTGAAGTTAATGTATATGCTGTTCCGCTAAAACTTGTACCACCGGCAACTGAAGCTGTTGGTGCTGGACTTACATAATAAGTTCCTGCACCGCCAGTTCCACTAAAGTTTGCAGTAACAAATGTTCCCGGAGCAGCCACGTTTCCGCCTGTTCCAGTTAATCCAGATGTTGTAACAAATCTAACAAATGTTGTTGTACACGCTTGCACGTTGAATGTTCCGTTGTAAACTGCTTGACTATTACCTGTTATGGTAATTGCTTGTCCAACAGCAAACGGTGCAGTACTTTGTGGCGAGGTAAACGTCACAGTGGCTTGTGTAGTATCGCCCACAATGCTAGTAATTGCTAAATTCTGTGCAACAAATCCACCAGTCCAGGAAAGAACCGATCCAGGAACAACTGTTCCAACACCAACACCTGATACGTTTAGTACTACAGGCGTAGCTGTAATAGTTGTACTTGCAACTGTTTGGCTAATGTTCACAGTCCATGTACTTGGATTACTTGTAGCAGTGCCTGTTAAGTTGGCTGCAACATAAGTTCCGCCCACTACACCTGTTCCACTCAATACATAACCTACCACAATACCACTGCCGCTTGGGACAGTGGATACTGACAATGTTCCGCCAAGAGCAGCCGATCCATTCAATGCAGTATTTGGTGCAATACTACCAGTAAATGTCACTGCTGTACCTGTTGCAATGGCAGCAAAGAATGTACTTGAATTCACTGCACTAATTGAAGTTGTTGTTGGAATGTTCGGGCCACCAATATACATGCCAGCCGCTGGAGTTCCAGCTGTAATACCTGCAAGACTCAAATTAGATGTTCCTGCATTACCTGGCATTACTTGAGCATATGTATTACTGAATGTATTTCCAGTAAGTGCCTGACCAATTGCAACAGTTCCAGTTACAGTGCCGCCAATTGTTAGTGATGTAGAACTAGCACTTGATGCAGTTGATGTAAAAGAAGTTGATCCAGTAACATATAGTTGATTAGAATACACTACACCTGCACCAACAAACGTGCTGGTTAATGTGTAAGTTAATCCAGTCGGAGTACCTGCTGTGGTTGTTATAGCAGTTCCGCCAAACGATGTAGACAATGTAAATGTTGTTGTACCGTTAGTAGCTATGATATAGTATGTAGTTGGATCAGTATATCCACTAATTGAACCTGCACCGCCATAAGTTCCGCTAATAACAAGACGTTGTCCAATTTGCAACGTTGCAGATGTACAACTAAATGTGCCGCCTGTACCCGTAATTACCACACCTGTTAATGTTTGTAGTGTAGTGGCCGCATTAGTCATCTGCACACTAGTTGTTGTTGGCAAACCAGTAACATTATAGTTTCCGTTATAAGTGATTGGAGTTACACCTTGTACCGAAATACTTTGTCCAAGTGCAAACGGAATTGCTTTGTAATATGTGTAACTTAATCCAGTTGGAGTACCTGCTGTAGTTACAACACCAACACCAATTTCATATACGTATACGCTGGTTGCGGCAGTGCCTGTTAAGAAAGTAACAGCAAGTCCGTTGGCTGTAGTACTCAGTGTAATAGAAGTGCTAGCAATTACTGATAGTACATAATAAGTTACATTTGGAATAAGTCCAACACTTGCCAAGTTTGCACCAGTAAAATACACACGTTGTCCGGCTATTAAACCAGTAGTAGATGCCATACCTAAAGTAGTAGTACCTGTAGTGGTAAATGTTTGTCCAGCGGCAGCGGTTCCGCCTCCTAACTGGAATGTTGTTGACCCGTTAGTCTGTAAAATAAAGTAAGTGGTTGGAGTACTATAACCAGTAATTGTAACACCACCCAATGTGCCGCTAAGTGTCATTGTTTGACCTGCAATCAACGGTGCAGTTGTTGCTGTGCAAGCAAATTGTCCAGCTGTACCAGTAGTAGTAACTCCACTTAATGCTTCAGTTTGTGCATTAAATGTTAATGTTACTGTTCCAGAGGTATTACTTGCACCAGTAATTGCAATATTTTGTGCAGATGCTACGTTGTTTCCACTACCGTTTCCACCAATAATCATACCAGTTGTAATAGTACCTTGATTAACCATACCTGGAGAAAGAACATTTAAAGCACCAGCAATTCCAGTAACTGAAGTATTACTGAGACTTGCAAATGTGCTAACAGCCGCAGTGGCAGTTGTGCTCTGTGTTACGGCTGTAGGAATCCAAGTTTGACCAGTTGCCATACCTGCTGAACTACTCAACTGAATTTGATTACTGTTGGCATATGCCGCAGTAATAGTAGGAGTTAATGTACTTGCAGTAGCAAGGAATGTGCCTTGACCGTATGCAACATTTTTCCAAGCATAGATTGCTGGTAATAATGTTGTGGGAGTAGTCCAATTAATACCGTCAGTACTGTATGCAGTTTGTTGACCACCTTGTGCCACTGCAACAAATCTTCCGTTACCCCAAGAAATACTTGTCCAGTATGCACTTTGTGGAAGTGTACTTGCTGTCCAAGACACTCCATCCACACTGTATGCGGCTGCGGTTGATAATGATGTTCCGCCAGCAATTGCTACAAATAACCCTGGGCCTGTGCCGTACGCAATACCAGTCCATGGGTTGCTAACAAGAGATCCGCCTGCATTCCAGCTTGTTCCATTTATGCTATATGAACTGGCTGTTCCGTTTGATATAGCAATAAATCTGCTGTTACCATACGCTACAGCTGACCAATTTGCAGCTTGCAGGCTTGTCATAACAGTCCAGCTTGTGCCGTTTGTGCTGTAGTATGCTACGGTAGAACTGGTTCCGCTGGCCACTGTTACAAAGTAAGTGGTTGTACTAATTGCACCGGCCGTCACACTGTTGAACGCAGAGCTAGAAAGTCCTGTCATTGCTGTCCAGTTGATACCATCTACACTGTAAGCAGATACACCTGCTGAGTTTGCAACTGCAACAAAACGTCCGTTTGCAAATGTAGTTGAACTCCATGTGCCTGTTGGTACGGTACGTGCTGTTGTTGCATATGCTGGTGCAGTGAATGTAACTCTTGGTTCAATAACATAAGTTGTTGTGGAATCCAATACTGATTGAATGGCTGTTCCAACGACTATGTGGTCCCAACCAGCCGCATTGATAATCATAGTGCTAGCAGTTGCATCAGATAGGCCGCTTGCAATTACTAGGCCGCCTGGGCTTGCAGTAATAGCAATTTGTGTGCTTGACACAATTGCTTGAACATAATACACAACACCCGCTGATGAAAAACCGCCAATTGTGGTTCCGGTAAATGCAAGAGGCATACCAACATAGAAAGAAGTTGTGCTTGGAACTACAATCTTAGCACCTGAAGCAATCACTTGAGTTGCAGTAATTGCTGTAAAACTTTCTTTTGCAACAACACCAATTTTTGTACCTTGACTATAGTACACAAAGTATCCTTGCTGGCCGACGCCTAATCCAGATGCAATAATAACACGCATTCCTAGATATGCTCCACTTACTGCCACGTCTGATGCCGCAATTGTTATTCCTGTTGTGCTTCCGCTTTGTGCAACATTTGTAATAGTTACATATCCTGCACCAGTGGTCAACATTCTGTTTTCAAATACTGCATTGTCTCTAACTTCGTCTCCAACTGCGGCAGCATTGATTCCGTTGGCACTACTGAATGCAAAAGTAGTTCCAGTGTTTGGATATGCATTACCTGCGTTACTATATTCTAATCTATATATGGAGCTGGCGTTTGTGAACGTGTAGGCAACTTGAGCTTGTGACGCACGGTTATTAACTTTGGCTGTGATTGCTGTTTCTGTAGTATCCACATATTCAGAAACAGATCCATATTTTCCATAGGAGTTATTTCCGTTTGTGGCACGTATTTTGCCACCGTTCTCGCTTAGATAACCAATATGTGCATAGTAAGAGAAAACTGATACTAATTCTGAGCGTGCATTATTTGTTACCCATGCACCAATACCGTCATTAATAACTTGTGTGAAATCGTTAGCAACAATACTTCTGTTTCCGCCATTGTGTAATGATCCGTCAACTTTTAAACCAGTTGCACCAGTGCCAAATGTTGTTACGTTTTGTATATACGGACTACGTTTGTAGATCCATACACTAGGATCATCAGGTCCTGCACCTGGATCCAAACTAACATAAGCACCCGCTGTTGGACGCTGTGTGCCATAACTGTTGGCAGTGCCAAGAGTACCGTTCAACCCTTGTAGTGTACAGTTACGTAAACCCGTTCCATTACGCATGTAGAACATGTTGCTAGTAGTATAACCAGTTGTTGGTTGGATAATAGTTCCGCGTAATTCATCACCAACGATTGCAGTATTTTCTGGAACACTGATTGGAAGGATTTCACTGAATGTACCTGTCTTAACAAAAATTGTGCTTGTTTGACCAGTTGTTGGCAAAGGAATACCAGCTGTACTGGAAGCTGTAAGTGCATTGATAACAATGTCAAGCAAGTTATTAAGAGCAGTTAATGATCCAACTTCAGCAGTTCCGCCCGAAGTTACTTGAGTCACAACTGGGCTAAAGCTAGTTAATGTTTGATAATTGTTTGCTGGTGTTGTTTTATTAATAGCATTTGTAACCAATGTTTTTAAATATGTTAACGCCGGAAGAAAGAATGGCATGTCTGAAGTGACTGCGGCATTGTAAAAAGTCGTCGGTGTTGCAAAATATGATTGTGCCACAGCCACAGTATTGGCGTTGCTAGAACGTATCAAATCTTGGCTGATAGCATCTAATATCAACTTTGAATCGCGAATAGTTTTTGTTATGTCAATAACTGAACCTGGAAGATATGGAGAAACACTGTTGGTTTTATTATAAACAATAAATTGAGCTACTTCGCGTGTTAAAAAATTAGTATTGGCAACTAATCTAGTGTTGGCAATTGGATAAGTTGTGCCTGCTGCCACTGTATCACATGCAAATTTAATTGTTCTAAAAGGTTTGTCTAAAGTAGTGCCTTGACCGTTGGTGGTTACATCAGTTCCTGTAGTGGCAACATAATAAATATCGGCGATATCACCAAATGTGTTCCATACCAAATTGGTCCCGCTTACTGTTAGTACTTGGCCGTCAGTACCAATTGGCAATCTTGCTGGGCCTGCACCACCATAATATACCAAATCACCTTGCGTAGTTAGTACTGAAGTTTCAACACCACCTGCCAGTTGATTCCAGTAAGTGGCCAATGTATCATTGTCAGGACGATTACCAGTTGCACCGGTATGTGCCAATATACAAACATACGAACTGTTGTTGTAACGAACACTGTCTCCAAGAACATAATTGGCAGTTGTCCATGTACCCATCCACTTGTACCCTGGATTTAACTGCTCCCAATATGTTAAGTTTGGTGGCTGATGATTTGTCCCGTCAAGTATTGCTAGGTATGTGTATCCATTTAGTCTCGCAACATCGCCTACTTTGTATGCAGTACCTGTTGAAAAATCGCCTCGGAAATTAAATCCAGTACTTAAAATATTCCAGTCTGATCCAGTATAAGCTGTTGGAATACGATTTGTATTGTTAGTTGCTGACACATAGCTGTATCCGCCGTATGTTACAACGTCTCCTGGAAAATACGCTACAGAAGTGCTGTACGTACTCATGAATTCTAAACCTTCAACAAAGCGGGCCCAGTAAGCACTATCAGCGGCCCAAGTGGCAGCGGATACGTTAACGCCTATACAAATCCAAAGTCCCGCACCTTCTTTAACAACATCGTTAAGTTTGTAACGTGTTCCGCTGGCAGCCCAAGTTCCTTTGTAATCAAAACTTTGATTAACAATGTCCCACTTGGTTTGATCAGCTTCTAATCCGCCGCCTAATGTTGTTGCAGATGAATTGCTGGTGTGACTGGTTTTGCAACGATAAACTGTTGCACCGTACTTGACAATGTCGCCAACTTTGTAATATGTGCTAATTGCCCAGGTACCTAACCAGTTGAATGCACTGGCAAATAATTCCCACTTGGCTTGATCATCTTCAAGATATGTTTGGCTAGCATGACCTGTTTTACAAATATAAACTTGACCGCCCCATGTAACAGTATCACCTACTTTATAATAAGTTCCGCCTGTTACCCACGTTCCTAACCAGGCTTGACCGTCTGCGGCCAGTTGCCAATTTGATGTTAAATCTGTATAAAAATTAGAAGTAGAAGTATGTCCTAATATACAAACATAAGTTTTACTGCCGTATCTTACTACGTCATCCTTGATGTAGGTAGTGCCGCCGGCGACCCATGTATTTTTCCATACAAATCTAATTCTACCTAGTTTAAATTCTGCCATTTTCTACTCCAAAATTAACTTTATAATATTTATCAATTGTTATTAACGCATACTCGCTATAAAATACGAGCTTGCTAACATGTGTCCGTCGACACCGCCTGTGAATAATACTTTGCTTTTAAATCCAATTGCATATGCGGCACCTGTCACTGGATCAAAACCTTGTGTATTTTGTATGTTCTGATTTACTACACCACCAGTTGTGCTGTTACTAATACTAATAAAACCTGCTGTTATTGCATTGACTGACAAATTAGCTCCGCCACCACCAATTCTAGATGCAATATACGATTTGATTGCACGTTGAGTAACAATTACTCCATCTGAGTTAGCAGGTAATGTTGCATCTGTTGATATTTCTGTAATAGTTGCACTGGTACCACCCAACACAATGGCACCAAGACTTATCTGTGTTAGGCCAGACAAATTAAAGAAGCTAGCATTCAATGTTGCAATTCCGGTGCTTTGTTCAACTTTGAATAATGTTCCAACTCTGAAGTTGCCGTCTTGGTCTGTAGCAGTGTAAAATACGCGGCCGCCTCCAAATTCAGCTGCAAGGTGTCCAGATTTAATTGTGGTTATATCTTGATTAGGGTAATTGGTGGTTGCAAAATTTCCAGTACCTATTTCCAAAAAGTCGTGTCCAGTCAAACGAACTTGACTATAGTTTACTCTAAATACCAAACCATTGCCCTGGTCAGGTGCATATGCCAAATCTAATGTTGGATTCAATTGTATCCGAGCGGCATAAGGGCCAGCTCCTGATATATTATCAATTGATACTAACCGGTAGTTGGTTGCATTTGTTGGATTGCCACTTATAGTAATATTTGCACCAGGGCCAGGAATATTTGTTAAATTATTAACATACAAGTAAGATCCGTATTGATATGCATCTGCATATCCAGTACCTGTTAATATGGTAGCAGATGCTGTTAGATAATTAGTTCCGCGGCTTGAAAAATTAGGAGTTGATAATACACCGTTACCTATTCGAACAACATAAGATACTGGATCGCCTCGATTAGGATCAGTTATTACAATTGTAGGTGCTGATGCATAACCTGATCCTGGATCCATAATTCTAAATTTAGAAATTCTTCCTGAAACAACTACTGCACGGGCTCTTGCTAAAGTACCAGATGTAGGTGTAGAAAATGTAACGCGAGGCTCAATACTGTATTGGGTAGTGGTATCTAAATCAACAGCGGCTGTTCCAGTAACCACATGATCCCATCCAGAAACTTGTGTGCTTTCTGTGTAAATTGTTGCCATCTTAGTTGTTGCATTGTATGCTTGAATATAACCATATTGTCCTGCACCTTTGCCTGCTATAATAACAATTCGTAATCCAACATAATTAACAGATGCATTAGAATCACTTTGTGCCAAATAAATGGTGCCATTTGAAGCATACCCAACTTGTGCATTATTCACTACATTTAAATAACCGCTGCCGCCTGCACTATTTCCAGTACCCGGGTCAACTAATCGTATTTCCATGACGCCGCCGTTTCTAACTACAGCTGAACTTACAGTTGCACCCAAGCCTGTACCAGTAATACTAAATGTAGTGCTACTATTGTAATTTTTTCCAGCATTATCGTACTCAAATCCTAATACATTTTGTCCATCGCAAAATACAAATCCAATTGTTGCTGGAGTAGCAATGTTATTTACAGTGCCTGTAATTGGAATTTCATCTGCCGCAGTACCTTCAGACACTGAACCGTAATCACCGTATGAGTTATTTCCGTCTGTAGCACGAATTTTTCCGCCGTTTTCGCACAAATATCCAATATGATTATAATATGTAAAGACACTAACCAACTCAGAACGAGCTTTGTTAGTTACCCATGCTCCAATACCATCACTTATGACCATTGTAAAGTCGTTGGCCACAATGGATTTGTTTCCGCCGCCATGAAGGTCACCGTCAATCTTAAGTCCAACGCAACCAGTTCCAAGTGCAGTTACATTTTGTACATAGGGACTTTTGCTGGTAATTTGAGCAGCAGGATTGGTAGCTCCAAGTGGATCTAAACTAACATAAGCCCCGCCACTAGGTCGTTTGGTTAGATAACTGTTAAATGGGCCCAGCGTACCAGTTAAGCCTTGTAAGGTCATGTTTCTAATACCAGTTCCGTTTCTAACATAAAACATGTTGCTGCCAGTGTAGCCGCTGGCTGGTTGAATAACTGTTCCGCGTAATTCATCGCCCACTAATGCCACGTCAGCAGGAATAGTGATAGGAAGTTGTTCTGAATAAATTCCAGTTTTAATAAAAATAGTTGAATTTGAGGGCACGTTATCGCATGCATATTTGACTGTTCGATAAGGTTTATCCAATGTTAAACCATATCCAGCGAGATCAGTTCCGTATGTTGCCACATAATATACTTTGGGGAATATTGCTCCAAATGTAGTCCACTGAATATTTGTGCCCGATACTCTCAATACTTGTCCATCAGTTCCCGCAGGCAATCTTGCAGTTGCACTATTATTATACCAAACTGTATCACCAGGTGTAGTCATTACATTGTTAGGATTACCCAACACATAATTTTCCCAATAATTCTGTGCTATCAGCGGGTCAGTTAATCCAGTTGTGCTGCCAGCACCACCGGTTGCAGTTCCTGAAAAAGTTACAGCAGTAATTCCTTTACTAACATTTATAGTATACACAGTGAGTGTAATATCATTAGTCGGAGTTGCTCCTCCTAAACTACTTCCTAAAATTACAATTTGCTGTCCTACATAGTATCCAGTACCAGCAGTTGTTACTGTAACACTTGCATATGCTGTAGTGCCGTCTTTGACCACGGTGAATACAGCACCAGATCCTTGATTTGGTCTTTTAAGTGTACTGTCAGCAACATGAGTTAAAATACAATTGTATGTATGCGAACCAAATGTTACCAAATCTCCAAGACGGTATTCAACAGGTGCTAAAAATGTATCCTGTTGCCAAACGCCACGCCACGCATGTCCTAAATTAAGTTGTTGCCAATATGTACCGTTAGGAGGTTTTACGTTTGTGTTATCTAATATAGCTGTATACAAATATCCATTAAATCTAATTACATCACCAACTAGATAATTTACGGGTTGTAACAAATATGTTGCGGCCCAGTCGCCACGAAAGTTGTAATTTTGTGTTACAGTACTCCAATATGCAGTGGCAATAACTGGATTTTGGCCCACATTATTCTGAATTGCACGATACTTGTAACCTCCATATCCAACAACATCGCCTTCTTGATAGATAGTACTATTGACCCATGTGTTTGATTCGTACTGTAATCCATCTAGATATACTGCCCAGTTACCTAAGTCAATTGCAAATGTATTAGACGTATGTTGTGTATTACATTTCCAAAGTGTACCACCCCACTTGACAATATCCCCTACTTTATATCGATAACTAGCAGTCCAATCAGTTTTGTATTCTGATTGCTGTAACACTACATCCCAATAAGACGAATGTGCTTCTAAACCCGAGCTTGTTGAGGCCGCACTGTTATGTGCAGTATTACATTTATAAACTATAGCACCGTACTTGACAATATCCCCTACTTTATATCGAGTGTTGATTGACCATGTATTTTGCCAAGCATGTGTTTTAGCAACAATTTCCCATTTGGCTTGATCTGCTTCAAGTCCTGTAACGTTATCAAGACCTACAACAGGAACTGTTGATATTTGATTTTGTATTAATGCGTTACTGGTGTGGCTCGTTAAGCAACGATAAACTATACCATTATAGCGTACCATATCGCCAGGATTATAAAGTGTACTGATAGCCCACGTGCTTCTCCAAGTGTACCCATCAAACATCAATCTCCAATTTGGAGTTGTTGCTGTTAAGTCTGGTAGAAAAGTTGAAGACGAAGTATGTGTAACCATACAGACATATGTTTTGCCGCCGTAGTTGGCAACATCGTCTTTAACATAAGAAGTCGTGCCAACCCAAGCACCTTTCCAGGTATATCTAATTCTTGCTATTTTAAAATCGGCCATAGTCTGCTCTTTATATTATTTTTAAGTTGAAATCCCTGTTGGATAACTATACTTTGTATTTATTCGGGCGGTCAAATCACCAGATGCGTTGACATAATAATACATGCTACGATCGTCCCAGCGATATTGTTCATAGATCAAATTGCTAAAAACAATATTATGATACACATCTCTGTTTTCATAAAAATCAGTGCCTATTTCAAAATTTTCGTAGTTATTTGCAACATCGCCGTCGTTGTTAACTTGTAATGAATCAGTTCGGCTTAATTGATTGACTCTGGATAAAAATAGTTCACCGTCATCGTTCCTGCGTAGCCCGTAAAAATATTGCGGACTTGTTCCAATTTGTTCTTCTTTTGTTCTTCCAAAAAAGTAATTGCTTGAAGACATGATTGCTCCTTATGCTATTTCTGCGTAGCTAGCAATTGAATCTATGCTGGCTGCGGTGTCGCTTACTACACTAATACTACAACTATTGCCTAATATTATTTTTTCGCCTTGTTGTACCAGTTTGGCACTGGTGTAGGGCGGAATTATTAATTGTTTTATATAGAATCCTGTAGTAGTTGTTGCATCAGTGATTGTAACATCCACAATTACATCTTCGTCTGCTGTGTTTGCTAAACTCAATCCAATAAGTGTAAAAATATTTGAAGCAGAGGTGCTTAACAACACTACTGGGCTTGTTCCTATATCCTTGTTTACTTTTGTTCTAAAATAGGTGGTCATGATTCTTATCCAAAAATTATTGTCTGTGCAATACCAATGTCGTTGGCCACATCAGCAGTCACGCCTGCAGAGCTTCCTGCAACGCTAAACCAAGACGAGCCAGTCCACATTTCAACTAAATTTAATTCGTTATTATAACGTATCATTCCTTGTTCAGCATAAAATGCAGTTGGTCTTCCAGACACGGTTCCAACAGGAATTACTACGCCGTTAGTTCCTGCAAATTTCACATAGCCGGTACCTGTTTCAACAAATTGTGTTACACCGCCTGCCGAAGTATTGGTTATGGTATTATTAGCTAATTTTAAATTTCCAACAACCACACCGCCTGATCCAGTAGTAACTAAATTAATATTGTCATTAATATTCCGTGTGGTTATACTGCTGCCGCTAACATCCAACCCAGCAGTTTTAAAGTCAGTTACTGTTAAATCAGTTGCTGTTATAGTACCAATTGTGGCAGTGTTTGAATATACAGTTGCCCATTTAAGACCTGGCGATCCAAGATTAAATTGATTGTGTTGACTAGGTATAATATCACTACTAACTTCACCTGTGAATGTTACAGTATCAGTACTTTGATCGCCAATTACAATATTGCCGTCAGCAGTTATAGTTCCAGTAGCATGAAGATTTCCATAAACATTAACATTGGAATTAATGTTTACTTGTCCAGATCCTGATGTTGATATTTCTAAATTAGTGTTAGTGCCAAGCGTGGCAATTGTATTTCCATCAATTGATAACTGTGTACCAATTAACATTCGAGATTGATAAACCACTGCATTAAGTCCAGTTGGTTCAATATATATCGAGCCTTCTGAACTACTAATTAAATTATTAGTAACAGTAAATGTAGCTAGTTTAGATTGTGTAGTTACTTCAAGATTAGTACTACGTGTAGTTCCGTTGACATCTAATGGGTACTGAGGAGATGCGGTTTTGATACCCACCTGGCGGCTGTTAACATCTAAATAAAGTAAGTTCGTCTCAAAGGCCAGGTTTACTCCGTTACGAAGTAAATTATCCTTTAAGAGCGGACCTGAGATTCGACCAACAGCCATTTACGCTCCTTTGTACCCCGAGTTTCACGGTTAACCACCTTGCATTGCGGGTTTACCACAGTTGAATATCGTAAAAGTTTGGTCAACTTTTACAGTAATAGTATTTATTATATTTTGATTTTTAGCCCAGTATAAGGCTCCAAAGATCCATTGTGTCGGTAACTTCTTGGTTAGACAATACTGGACTTGTTCCGATACTAGGAATCCATTTGCGTTGAACAGTTACTGTACTGCCCGATGGCAAATTAGCAGTTAATGTAGTACTGAATGTTATACTGACATTTGTAACAATTCCCAAAACTATTGTACCTTCTGGAAATGCCCCGGGAGAAATTATAAAATCTCCAATACCAAATCCAGAAGTTGCATTTGTGTATATAATATTATCACCTATACTAGCATCAGTTGTTGTAACCACTAGTGTAATTGTACTGGTATTTGATACATTGGCATAAACTTCAACATAGTTTAATGTGTTGTTGTATCTAAACGTTCCAATTTCAGGATTAGTAGGACGTTGTAATGTGGTTCCTGACGGAATTACCACACCGTTGGATCCGCTAAACTTTACATATCCAGTTACGCGTCCAATGCCGTCAGGCACATTGTTATAAAATGATAGTACTGTGTTATCAGTATGAGAGATGAGGCCGCTTTGATTTATATTAAGAAAGTCATTAAATCTTAAAGTTCCTACTCCAGAAGTAACTAAATTTAAATCAGTATCATTAATAATGTTAGAAATAGTAAGATTATTAAATCTCACATTACCCGATGTCAGTGTGGTTATGTTTGCATTGGTACTGGTGATAGAGGTTGTGTTGAGATTGGTTGAATAAACACTTAGCCAGTTTTTTAAATCAATGTTAACTTTATCATTTTGATTGATATCAACTAACTGATTTGTACTAGTGAATATAATATAAAAATCATAACCTAGATCGTAAAATGGGCCTTGTACATCGGATACCGTTGTTCCAAGACTAAATTTTACATCGTTTATTACAGATCCAACTTGGCCGCTACTTACTTCCCAACTAGATTTAGTTGCATAAAAATAATTTAAGCCGGTAGTTGTAAGAAATCCTGGATCGTTTGGTACATGTAAATGTAAAGTTCCGCCTAAGTTATATGTTTGATCAAGACTTGGCAGTATGCTTGTGGCTATTTCAGCACCAAATCCAATAGTATCACTTGCTGTATTACCAAATGTAATATTACCATCAAATGTAATACTTCCGGTTGCATGTAAGTACCCGTCTATATATGCACTTGAGTTTATGTTAGTTGAACCAGTTCCAACTGGATCTAATACAATGTTATTGTTTATCTCTGCGTATAATTCATTGCGAATAAGAGTTAGGTAATTGGTAGTTCCAAGACCGTTAGTTATAACAGTTGGAGTCGCTGCCTGATTAGGCTGGAATACAATATTTTCATTGTAACTATTTTGTATCTTATTAGTTTTAAAAGTTAAATGTGCTAAATCAGCCTGTGTGGTTACAATTAAATCAGTAGTGTGAGATTTACCATTTACAGTAAGAGTTCTTGTTGGAGCGGCAGTGTTAAATCCTACAAAGTTGTTATTGACATCAAGATACAGTGAGTCTGTATCAAACGCAAGATTCTGGTTACTGCGTAATAAATTATCAGTTAATAAAGGGCCGCTTATCCGCCCAAACTCTTTTCCTGGAGCAACTTGATTAATCTTTAAGGCCATGAGTTATGTCCTTATTGATCAAAACCATGCAATACTGTGACTGGTTTTCCTGGTGGTACTGGCCCACTAAAAAGTAAGTAGTAGCCTGAACCAACTTGACTGGATTCAGCAATGGTAATGGCTGTTCCTGCAATTATTGGCGATCCCACAATTGGGTTACTGATATCAATGCTGGTTAATGCACCAGTTTTTAAATCAGTAGTGTATGCTGACACAGTTGTGAGTGCTGGAATACCAGTTCCAGTCACCGTGGCACCAGTAATGTCTAATGCTGGATAAATTGCATGCGTACTGGTAATTGTTCCTGCCACTGTTTGAGACCCGGTAGTAGTATTCAAATAGCTTACAGAAGTTTCATTACAAGCAGTTACAACTGCGGAACCATTGTATCCATAAGGTGTCATTCCAGTTACTAGAATAGTTTCGCCAATTGAGAATGGTGCCGCTGGTTGTGCGGCAAATGTTAAAGTTGCAGTTGTGCTGGACCCGCTTGCACCAGTTGTTTGCAAACTGGTATTGAAATATAATCTAGTTGCAGTCACAAGTTCAGTCCTGCTAAGAGTGCCATAGTATGTTTCTGCACTGAATGTTGGATTTTGCACAACGGTGTAATTGGTAGTGTGCAGTTGAATTACATTTTCAACAATCACTAATAAATTAGAACCCGTCCAAGTATAACCGCGTTGTGTTATAGCAGGAGGTGCTGGATTCAAAGGCCCAAAATACACAGTGTCGCCATCGCCAACACCCAGCGTTTGTTGTGTAATAGATCCAGATTCTCTGTAGCGTAATGCACGCCACGTACTGCCTTGGTACACTTCAATATCCAAAGTTGTCTCATTGTAACGCATCATTCCGTTTTGCGGAACGACTGGACGCTCGTTATCAGCATTTCCAAAACCACCTGCTGGCACAGCGGCATTGCCAAGGCCGTGGGGAAGTTTTAATGCTGTACGGGAGTCCATTATTACAGAACCGTTGGTATCAACATACAGCGTGTTGTCATACGCCGCTCTACGATTAAGTGTTTGTCGTCTTAGGTATCTCATTATACTGCCAATGTGCTTATAGTCATTACTAGTGTACTGCCAACATCTGCTTTTGCATACAATGCATCACCATTTTCTAACACTAGTTTTTCTTGATCTAAACTAAGAGTTTCGCCTGCTGTAACTGGAAGTCCATTTACAATTAAATTAGCATCGCTAGGTGCTCCGCCGCCATGCACTGCATATAGATAAACAGGACTCACATGTGCTGTTGGATTTGCAGGATCAAATGTATATAAATTACAAAAAACTATACATGTAATTGCATTACTTCCAGTACTAGTATAAACTGGAGTTGCTGTTGAAGTAGTAATTGCCACTGATTTTATTGCCATGATTGTTCCTTATAATAGTATACTTAATAAAACTGCACGATTCTTACTTACTAATTCGTCCACATCATTTGTCATTCCAGATGTGCTTGTATTTTTAAAATACAATCCAGTTTTACCAGCACCTATATTTGCTGAATTTGAAAATAGCTGTGTCTTTGTGCCAGATAATACTGGGAATGTTGATTGATTTGATAAATTTAAAAACGAATTAATTTCAACATTATTATTATTTGCAAGCAATACTAAATTATTGCTGGATGTATTGTTAATAGAATCATCAAGAATATTCACGTGATTAACGCTAAGTCCGTTTTGACTAAGAGTTGCTACTATATGTTGATTATTAAGTATGCCAGGATGACCAACAAAAAATTGTATGTTACTGCCAAAGGCTTGAATCTTACTGTCTTCGTTGCCGGGTGCGGCTGTTGGAGGGAAATACATTCTATCAACGGTGGCAACACCTGCTGAAGCTGTTACATAATTTGTAATTGCTTTCCAATTTGGAATGTTATTGTCATCGTCAGATACATGTACATAGTAGTCATCAGCGGTGCCACCGTTGGCAATACGTAACATGCCGCCTGTACTTTTTAAATCAAATATAAAATTAGCGGAACGATCGTTAACAATTCCTGCTAAACTCAAACCAGTAACTGCGTTGGAAGCAGAAGTTTTTAGAACAAATGCACCATGCACTTCGGAAGAAGTAGCACCATCATAATACGACACTTTCTCGTCAAATACCAGCTGTGCATTTCCGTCGGGGTGAGCACCACGCTCAACTTCAATTCCTGATCGTTTATTGTTTTGTGCATCTGCAAGAATACCCCAGTCTGGATAAACTGCAAGAGGATTAGTGTTGCCGCCGCCTTTGTTAAGAGTTATAAGACGATCCTCAACATATAATTGAGAAGTATTAACTGCTGTATAATCGCCTTGGACTACTAAATTGCCAGTAACATAAACTGTGCCTGTGTCAGTGCCAGTATCCAACGTAATTGTTCCGTTGGATGCTGTTTGAATTCTATAATTGCTTTGACTGACTTTTAATATTCTTGACATTTATTATCCTTACAGGGACCGAAGTCCCTGATTTTCATATTAAGCGTTTTCAATAATCACACGACCATTTTGTGTGGAAGTAAACGTCCACGGAGCAGTTTGGCCAGATTCAAATTGCCATTGACCTAATGAGACAAATGTTTTTCTTACCAATGTTGCTCTGTGAGCTGTTAACTTGATTACATAGTATGTGTTACTGTCACTATCAGTGGCAATAATCATTGCTTTACCAGCGTTTGGAGTATTATCACCACTTTCTAATTCAACAATACCAACACCTGCGGCTGTTCTAACTTTATAACGACGAGTTGAAACTTGACGAATAATATCGCCTACTACTGCACCAGCACCTGCAATGTTAGCATAGATAACGATTGCGTTTTCTTGATTAGTAGCTGAACCAACTAGGCCGCTGTCTGTTGTTAAGACTGCTGTTGCACTTGCATTAGTTGGGGTTGCCGCTGGGCTAAAAACTAATGCCGCATCTGCTGGAGTAGTATAACCAGAACCGCGGGTTAAAACTGTTACGCTTAACAATCCGTAAGTTAAATCTAATGTTAATCCTGTTGCGTTCGCTGTGTTAGTTGTAGCTAGTGGTGTTGCTGTAAATGTTGAATAGCTGCCAGCAGTTGATAGTGTTACTGTAGCTACTACACCTGCAGGTGCTGTACCACTACGTGTTGTAAATGTCAAACCAGTTGTAGCTCCAGCAGTTGTTGCGCCAAGAGTGTTAGTACCAGCAACGGCATTAGCAAACGTGTCTGTTAGTGTGAATGCGGTAGCGGTTGGTGCTGGGCTAGCAGAAACATAGTATGTTGATAGTAATAGTCCGCAAGGTACTGTGTCAGTGCCTCCAACTAAAATTGATGTACCAACTGCAATTGGTAGTGTAGTTGTATCAAATGTTAAGTTTGCTGTTGTACCAATAGTCACTGTTGAAAGTGTGCCTGAGCCTGCTAATGTAGCTACAGTAAAAGTTGCTCCTCCAGTAACAGATACTACTGTGCCAGTAGGATATGCTGTTGTTCCTGCGACTGCAACTGCGGCTGATTTAGCTGAATATAAAAAAGTACCAGTTGCTGTAACGCCACCTGGAATGTTAGGAGCACTGATGCTGGCTGTTGGGGTTGCTGTGAAACCTGAACCCGATACGTATGTACCATAGCTGGCTACACCTTCGCCACCGATACGATCATCAGCATAGTTTTGACTGTTTGAAAGATTACCATCTGTTTGATTACCACCAACACCTACGTTGCGGTTACCAAAGAATTTTTTATTTAAAGGACGTCCCATTTTATTTTCTCCTTAAGAAATTATAGCGTTTTAGGCCATACGCGGTTGGATTTCCGCATAAAATT